AAAGCTAGTTTATAGTTTCAAAGGACTAGATCAAAAAATCTTAGTAGCAAAGTATATCGAAGGGCTATCGTTAAAACAAATTGCGGGAGAATTTGGGCATAATTACGACTACATTCGCCGAAAACATGCAAAAATTCTAAAAGAAATTTCTAAAGGTCACAAAGAAGTCACAACAACTATTGATAAATCGTGATATACTGTTATCAGTAAAATTACGCAGAAAAGGCATCTTCCCAAAAAAATGGGAAGGTGTCTATTTTTGATACAGAAAGGCGGTGAATAACACGCGAATGACCGAGAAACAGAAACGATTTTGTGACTTTTACATCGAGACAGGAAATGCCAAAGAGGCTGCTATCAGAGCGGGATATAGCGAAAAGACTGCAAAGCAGATAGGACAGGAAAACTTGACTAAACCTGACCTCAGAGCTTATATAGACGAACGCCTCGCAGAACTGAAAAACGAACGAACAGCCGATGCCCAAGAGGTGCTAGAGTACCTAACAGCTGTTATGCGTGGCGAGTACAAAGAAGCAACGCTAATTGGTGTAGGCGAAGGCGCACAAGCCGTTGTAGACATCGATGTGGGCGCAAAAGACCGTTTAAAAGCAGCCGAGCTTCTTGGTAAACGTCATGCGCTGTTCACTGATAAAGTCGATTTACAAACGGGCGATATTGTGATTAAGGTTGGTGAGTGGGATGCAGACGAAGAAACGTAATATCGTTTTAGAGTTTAACTTCCCGTCAAGAGTTTTTAACAAATCGTTTTATGATCGATTGGTGGATTATTCTAAATTCACCGAGGTTTATTGGGGCGGCGCTTCATCTGGCAAAAGTCACGGTGTCGTTCAAAAGGTTGTTTTTAAAGCATGTCAAAGATGGAAGAAACCAAGAAAGATTTTATTTACAAGAAAAGTAGGGCGTAGCTTAAAAGACTCTATTTTCGAGGATGTGAAAGCGTGTCTTTCTGATTGGGGACTGCTAGACAAGTGTAAAGTAAATAACACTGATTTTAGAATCACGTTACCAAACGGCGCAGAGTTTCTTTTCAAGGGAATGGACGACCCAGAGAAAATAAAATCCATCAAAGGGCTGTCTGACGTCGTGATGGAAGAAGCAACAGAATTTACACTAGAAGATTATACACAGCTTACTTTGCGTTTACGTGAACGTAAGCATGTGAAACGTCAAATCTTTTTAATGTTTAACCCAGTTTCTAAACTGAACTGGGTATATAAATCTTTCTTTGATGAGGAAGCAGAAGTCGATCAACGAAGAACGGGTATTTATCACAGCACCTATAAAGACAATCGGTTTATTGATAGTGAAAATAAAAAGGTGATTGAGGATTTAGCGAAGCGAAACCCAGCGTATTATCGCATATACGCTTTAGGGGAATTTGCTACGCTAGATAAACTTGTATTCCCAAACTATAAGAGAAAACGATTAGACAAGCACGACGAACTGTTAAGACAGATTGATTCAGATTTCGGCTTAGACTTTGGGTATGTAAACGACCCTTCCGCTTTTGTACATGCAAAGGTAGACGAGAAGAACAAACGTATTTACGTTCTTGAAGAATACGTTAAAAAAGGCCTGCTGAATGATGAAATCTCAACGGTTATTAAAGATTTAGGCTATGCAAAAGAAGTTATCACTGCAGATTCAGCTGAAAAGAAATCTATTGCAGAAATCAAGAAGAACGGAATTACTAGAATACGTGCAGCCAAGAAAGGTCCTGATTCAATACGACAGGGGCTTTCTTTTTTATTGCAATACGAGCTAATCGTAGACGATCGTTGCGTAAAACTGATTGAGGAATTAGAAAACTACACATGGGCTAAAGACAAGAAAACAGGCGAGTACACCAATGAACCTATTGATAGCTATAATCACGTGATAGATGCTTTACGGTACGCAGTAGAACATCGTAGTAAAAAAGCACGTGGGATTAAATTACAAAGTGTGAAGGGGGTTATTTAATGACAGAAAAAGTAAGTAGACCAAATACTGAAAGTAAAATACGTGAATTCGTTGACCTTTTAGGAAATCGTGTCTTTTATTGTGATAAAAACGCAAAGATTGACGAACGCTTGGTGGATAAATACATCAATAAGCATCGGAAATTAATTGGGTTTTACGAAGAATTAGAAAAGCTCTACAACGGTCAACATGATATTTATTATCAAAAAAATAAAGGAATTGGAAAGCCTGACCATCGAATTGCAGTCAACTTTGCCCGTTATGTTGTAGATAGTTCTGCAGCTTTCTTTAACGGTAAACCAACAAAGATTACTCATCCAGATGGTGAGGTAAAAGAATTTGTTCAAAATTTCCGTAAACGAAATGAGGAAGAAGACAACGATGCAGAGCTTTCTAAGCTAACTGCTATTTATGGGCATGCTTATAAGCTTTTATATCAAAACGAAGAAGCAGAAACGTGCGTGACTTATTTAAAACCTACGCAAGGATTCATTGTTTACGCAGATGACTTATTAAAAGCGCCTATGTTTGCGGTTCTTTACAACAAAATGACAAAGGACGAGCTAACAGCAACTGTTTATCCACAAAATAGCACAGAAACGTTTATTTTTACACAAGACAAGACTTCTAAACGATTGGAAACTAAGAGAGGACCAACCGTTTTTCAGAAAGCCTTGTCTTATTTATTAGGTGGAAAAGAGGCAATCGCTAATCCGTACGGTGAAGTGCCTATGATTGAGTTTATGGAAAATGACGAACGACAAGGACGTATTGAGTCTGTGTGGTCGCTGATTAATAATTACAACGAAGCTCTATCAGAAAAAGCGAACGACGTGAGTTATTTTGCGGATGCCTACTTAAAAATGATAGGGGTAGATTTAGCTGATGAAAACGTTGCTGCCTATTTACGTGATAACCGAGTGATTAATAGTGCCACTCCTTTATCTGAAGGTGAAACAGTAGACATTGATTTTTTAGATAAACCTAGTTCGGATACAACACAAGAAAATCTGTTAGACCGATTAGAACGATTAATCTATCAAATGTCTATGACTTATAATGCAAACGATGAAAGTTTTAGTAATAACGCTTCAGGTATTTCGCTAGAATTTAAAATGCAAAATCCTAGAAACCTCGCACAAGCAAAAGCTAGGAAGTTTAAAAAAGCATATGCGCAAATGTACAAAATGATTTTTTCATTGCCTACGAATGTACCTGCTAATAAAGCGAAAGAATGGTTTAATTTAGAATACACTTTTGACTTTAATATTCCGCGCAATATTAAAGACGAAGCGGAAACTGCACAAAAACTTGAAGGGATTGTTTCAAGAGAAACGCAATTAGGCGTATTATCGATTGTTTCTGACGTGACCCAAGAAATGGAACGTATAAAGGACGAAGAAACCGAAGAACGTTTAAATCCACAAGTTGATTTTGGTAAATTTACTCAAACTACGGAAGAAGTGACCGAAGAACATGAGTAATTATTGGGCGGAACGAGAAGCAAAACACATCGAAGAAATGCTAAAGCGACATGTGAATTACGAACAAGAAATTCACCGACGATATTTAAAGCTGTGGGAAACGATAGAAGCAGAAATTCAACAGTTTTACGTTGCTTATGCAGGGAAAGAGAAGATTAGCATTGATGAAGCGAAACGACGTGTAAGTAAACACGACGTGCAAATTTTCGCGGAAAAAGCGAAACGTTATGTACAAACAAGAGATTTTTCAAAAGAAGCTAACGAGCAATTAAGGTTATACAATTTAACGATGAAGGTTAATCGTTTAGAGCTTTTAAAATCGAAAATAGGTTTGTATTTAACAGATAACACCAATCAGCTACAGACCTATTTTACAGCGATGTTAACAGAGGAAGCTGTAGCTGAGTTTGTACGGCAAGCGGGGATATTAGGCGAGTCCATTCTTTCCGAAGAAACTTATCGATTGTTTGCTAAAGCGATTATTGAGGGGTCGTTTCATAACGCGACATTTTCGCAACGCTTGTGGGTGAATCAGGATGTTTTAAAAGCGAGTATCGATCGCTTGTTAACAGTTGGACTATCAGCAGGCAAACATCCAGATGTTCTAGCTAGGGAATTACGTAAATTAGTTGTGATTGATAGCTTGCGAGGAAAGGAAACGGCTGATTATGTCGCACGTCGGCTAATGATTAGTGAATCCGCAAGAATACAAAGCGAAGTACAAAAGCAAAGCTACGAAAAATATGGGTATGAAGAATACAACCTGATTGTAGAACCAAGCGCTTGTCCTATTTGTGTAGGAATAGCAAGTGCAAATCCACATAAGGTTTCTGAAATGAGCCCAGGAATCAATGCAAGTCCTATTCACAACTGGTGTCGGTGTAGTACTGCACCTGCTTATAAAGACAAAAAGTTCTAGCAAAAGTTAGGCTTTTTTTATTTGCCTTCTTACTGCTTACAGGCGTTAAAGAGAAAGCTGTTTCGACTGATGGGCGTAACCTATTAATTTCGATTAGCCACGTAATGGCCGGAGGTTTTAACATGAACGAAGAAAAACACTTATTATTACCGATGGATTTACAATTTTTTGCGGATGAGCCAAATTCTGATAAGCCAAACTCTGGAAATTCAAACGAATCTGAGGATTCATCGACAAAGGATTCTCAAAATCCAAAAAATGAAAATCCAGACGGAAAAGAAACCGGAAAGACTTTTACCCGTGATGATGTAGCCAAGATGGTTGCAGCAGAAACTAAAAAAGCTGTGGCGCAAGCAAAATCTGATTGGGAAAAGCAAAAATCTTACGAGCAAATGACTGCGGAAGAACGTGTTAAGGCGAAAGAACAAGAAGCCGCTGACAAAGAAGCACTAGCGGAAAAACGAGAAAAGGAAGCCCAAGCTCGTCTTGACCGTTTAACGCGTGCCGAATCTGTTCGTAATGATTTATCCGAGAATGGCCTTTCCGACTACGTAAGTGCTGCGCAAGCCGATTTATTGCTTGTGAAAGATACAGACGAGGATACAAAGAAAGCTGTAGATGAATTAAAACAAATTATTTCAAAAGCTAGAGATGGTATCCAAAAAGAATTGCTGAAAGGTCAAACTGTAAACATTGCTACAGCAACAAAAGAGACCGATTGGCGCAGCAATTTGACTAAAAATTTAGAAAAGAAATAGGAGATGAAAAATTATGCCAGTTATTTTAGATAGCAAAGATTTAAAAGCAATTGACAAAGAATTTGCCGCAGGCTCGCAAGTTTGGGATTTATTGAAAGGTGGAGCTGCTGCAGTAACAGAAGCGGATTTTGTAGGCGCAAAAGAAGTCCGCATCAACAAAATGAAAGGTTTTACTGCTAGTGATTATAAACGTAACGAAGACAATAAACGTTCTAAAATTGATGTGGCAAAAGAAACGGTCAAACTAGAGAAAGAACGTTGGTTTGGTTATGACTTAGACACATTAGATCAATCAGAAAATGCTTCTTACGAAGTTCAAGCGCTTGTGGAAGAGCATACTCGTTTAATTGCGATTCCTGAAAAAGATCGAACTGCTGTACAACGCTTATTAGAAGCGGCATTTGCTGAGGCTGCGGATGATGATAGCGAAGGAAAATACGTTGGAAAAACGGTAAAAGAAACCATTACTACAGAAAACTCTTTAGCTTCTTATGACGCAGCAGAAGCGTATATGACAGATGCGGAAATTGTCGGTCCGTTTATTATGTTTGCATCCACTGACTACTATTCAGCATTAAAAAATGCAAAAGGTGTTTCAAAAACATTTACTACGAACGAGCAACAAATTTCAGGTATTAACCGTAAAGTTGCGCAGTTAGACGGTTCAGATACTATTATTCAAAAAGTTGCAAAATCTCGTTTACAGGTAGATTCTACGAAGAAAATTAATTATATTCTTGTGCCTTTGATGGTTTGTTCGCCAGTTGAAAAATACAACTCTATTGATCTAATTCCAGCTTCACAAGACCGTGATGGCTACAGAGACACCATCAAAGGATTAAACTATTATGATGCTATCGTAACTGAAAAAGCTCGTCCTGCCATTTACGTTTCTTACGATTCAAAGTAAGCGCCCCGACCGTTAAAAAGGTAACACCAACGGCAGATGGGGCAGTTGTTGAAGCAGAGTAGGTGAAAAAATGACTCTTTCAGATTATCGCGTACTACTGGATATTTCAGAGGATACCTACGAAAAAGATAAGGCAAAAATTATCAAAATCTGGGACATTACTGAAAAACAGCTGCGAGTAAAATTGAAAGCTGATAAAATACCAGAAAAATTGGACTATATTGTTCCGTCAATTGTAGTGAAACGATATAACCGTTTAGGTTTTGAAGGCATGGAACAACACTCTCAATCAGAAGAAACAATCTCTTATAATTTGGATGACTTCGGGGAATTTCAAGATGAGATTAACGATTATCTTGAAGAACAAGGCTTGATTCGTAAAAGGAAGGTGTCCTTTTTATGAGAACCTGCATTAATTACTACAACAAAAAACACGAGCTGATTTCGGAAAAACTGATAGGTAATGTAACCGAAGTCGGAACGGAAAAACAAATGACCATTTTCCCTAACATAAAGGAGCAGATGGTCATTTTTCGTTTTAGAGATCGCCTAGCTATTCGTTCAGGATTTCTTGAATACTACGATGAAGAAGAACAAAAAAATCGAAAATTTACCGTTGTTAAAAATTTGCGTGTTAGCAAAGGAACTTCGGTTTATGGAAGCGAATATCGATGACTTACCGAGTAGATATTTCAGGATTGGATGATTTAATCGAAGCGATTGAAGAAGCGAAAAAGCTAGACGATGTAAAAGAGGTCGTCAAAAATGATACTGCTTATATGGCAAATCAAATTGCAGAAGAAACACCAGTCAGAAGTGGATACTTAAAACGAAGTGAGACACCTTCTATTAAAGATGACGGAATGACTGGCGAAGTTGAAGCGATGGCTGACTATTCAGCATATGTAGAATATGGAACGCGTTATATGTACGGACGTTTCTATATGAAAAAAGGGCATACAGCAGCAGCTAAAAGATTTCTTGATAATATGGAGGCGTTAGTAAAATGACCTTTAAAGACCCGTATTCAGAACTTTACGAAGCGTTATTTGTCACTTTGGAGCAAACAGGCTATGAAACCTATGGGCATTTGCCAGATGACGACGCTTCTTACCCGTTTGTTTTCTTAGGTGAACAATGGTCTAAGGATAGACAAACAAAAACAAGAACGTTAGGTTCAACAAATATTATGATTCATGTTTATGATCATGACGACAAACGTCGAGAATTAAATCAAGTATTAGCCGATGTGCGAAAAATCGTTCATGAATTGCATCAGACTAAGAACTTTAATTGGTTAGTGACAGAAAGTAGCACAGAAGTAATTTATGAAAATACAACCAATTTTGGTACGAGCCTTGCACACGGTGTACTTGACATCACGTTAGAATTTGAATAAGAAAGAAGGAAACTCGAAATGGAAAAAGCAATTCAAGGTAAAAAAATTAAGTTATTGTTTCGACTAACACGTGAACGTGCGACAACAGCAGCGAAGTTATTAGCTTTAGAAATTTCACACGAATATAAGTCAGAAACAAAAACAGATACACAATCAACAAAAGACGGGAATGTTCCTACCTCAGGAATGCCGTCAGCTTCCATAGAAATGGAATTTTTACGGACAGGCACAGAAACTTACAACATGTTGAAATATGCGTATCGTAACGGGCTAGAAATTGATGTATGGCGCATTAATTTTGATAAAAAAGACCCAAAAACAGGAAAATACGAAGCGGAATTTGGCACAGGCTTGTTGGATTCATTCGGAGATTCTGCCGAGTCCGATTCTAATTCAAGTATTAAACCAACTCTAGTTTTAAATGGTGACCTAGTAGAAGGTTGGGCAACGGTTGACGCCGAAAATGAAGAACTTGCGCGTGCTTTCTTCTACGACACAGTGGCTGGTGCGGAACCAGAAGAGCCTGTAGAAAAATACACACCAAAAACAATTGAAGTACCTAAAGTTGAAAGTGTAACGCCGACATCAGATGGCGCCGTTGTAAAAGTGAAGGAGGAAGAATAATCATGGCAATTACTTATCGTATTTACAAAGGTAGTGAAAAAGTAGTTGAAGGAGCAAGTCCATTAACTATTACAGGACTTGATGCAGGAGCAAAAGTAGCAGCAGGAACGTACCATATTGTACGTGTGCAAGATGAAAAAGAATCTGAAAAAGTAGCTATTCCAGCTTTTGCCGTATTGGCGGGGCGCTCTTTGGAAAATAAACCAACAGAAGCAAATACTATTCCTGAAATCAAAGAATGGTTAACCGCTCACGGTATTGATTTTACAGGAAAAACAACGAAAACAGATTTATTAGCATTAGTACCATAATTAAAAATCAGGAAGTAGGCGGCAATGTGAAGGCATTGTCGCTTTTTTAGGAGGAATTTTACATGTCAACAAACGTAAAACCTGTCGCAACAATTAACGGAAAAAAATATCCTTTGGTTTTCGGTTTTAAATTTTTAAATGAAATTAACGCATTAAAACCTGACGTTGAAGAAGTAGACGGCTTCGTTCAATTGGTTGGTGGGTTACAAGATGGCGACGCTTTTGCCTTTCAAAAATTAATGCACGCAGCGTTAATTACTTATGATGACTTAACAACGAAAGAAATTGACGACTACTTAGAAACGTCGGAAGAGGCTTTAACGTTGTTTGAAAATTTTATCTCTTTCTTGGAGCAAGCACCGTTAACGGCTCTTCGGACGAAAAAAGCACTAGAAGCAATCAAAAAAATCATGGCTTACATGGAACAGATACAAGTCAATCAACAAGAAACGATAGCCTAGATTATGACGAAATAGTTGTCACTTGTTTTCAACATTTCCCCAATATCACTTTAAAAGAAATTGAGCGTATGACTCCTTATGAATTTTATTTACGGATAAAAGCTGTAAATTTACGTGCAATTAACGAAGAAAGGAAGCTATACGTTAACGCGTTAGCTACACGTATTTTTACAACGCCAGACGAAAAAGGACAACGCTATATTTTTAACGAAGTGAAAGATGTCTACGACTTTGAAAAGCTTGAACGCGATGTGCGAGGGGAAATTTCGCAACGAGAAGCGGAAAAGCTAAGTGAGCTAGAAGAAAACGCTCGTCGATTAGAACAAGCAAGAAAAATTGTTGAGGAAAGGAGGAAACAACGTGGCACAAAGTAAAACGGTAAAAGCAACCCTTTCGGCAGTTGATAAGGGTTTTACGAGGACAATGAATAGCGCTGTCAGTTCATTGAAAAGATTTTCTGCTGGAACTTCTGGATTATCAGGTCAAGTCTCTAAAGTGAAAAGTAGTTTTGGCTCAATAGTTAGTGCAATAGGTATTTACAAAGCTGCTAGTTTAGCAGCAACTACTGTAACGAACAGTTTTACAGGAGCGATTAGCCGTTATGATACGATGAATAACTTTCCTAAAGTTATGAAACAGCTAGGCTTTAGTGCAGAAGAATCTACGCAAGCTGTAAATGATTTGTCAAAAGGTGTTCAGGGATTGCCTACTCCGTTGAATGAAGTAGTATCTACTGCACAACGGTTAACTGTATTAACTGGAAATTTAGGGAAATCTACAAAGTTAACAATTGCCTTGAATGACGCATTTTTAGCATCTGGTTCAAGTAGTGCGGATGCTTCTCGAGGGCTACAGCAATTTACTCAAATGTTAGCAGTAGGAAAAGTGGATATGATGGCTTGGCGTACACTTCAAGAAACAATGCCTATTGCGTTAACAAAAACAGCTAATGCTTTTGGATTTGCGGGGCAATCTGCTCAAACCGATTTTTATAATGCTTTAAAAGAAGGGACCATTACGTTCGATCAATTCGCTGATAAGTTAATTGAGCTTGATGGCGGAGCTAGTGGTTTTGCAGCAATGGCACGTTCAGCTACAGATGGCGTAGCAATGGCAATGTCTAATGCTAAAACAGCAGTAGTGCGTGGAGTAACGCGCTCAATCGAAGCTTTTGACAAGTTTAATAAAGCTGTGGGTGGAATGACGGTGGCAGAATTAATTACGGCAGCAGGAGCTACCATAGAAGGTGTATTGAAGAAAGCCGCAACTAGTTTTGAAAACTTTGCTTCTATTGCTAAGCCCTATATAGATGTAGTCAAAAATGCGTTTACAAAAGTTGCACCTGTAGTAAAAAGTGCGCTGTCTAGCGTAGTAGGAGAACTGACTAATTCTAGTAAAAATTTCTTAGAGTCGTCTAGCACAGTTGATAAATTTAAATCCATTGTCAATCAGGTTTCAAGTGCTATTATTCGATTCTCAACTTATATCCAGGAAAACGCCAGTAAAATAGCGGATTATGCAAAAAAAGCGATAAAATTATGGGCTGCATTTAAAGGATATACAATTCTAAAAGGTGCAACAGGAGAAATTGTTAACTTTTCTAGAACTGTTTCAGGATCCTTAGCTACGGTGTTTGATGCATCAACTAAAATTGACAGTCGATGGAGGCAGTTTGTGTTAAATCCTTTATTACGGGCAATAACATCAGGTGGCACTACAGTTAAGGCTCAAATGCTTGTGTTTTCTGATTCGTTTAAAGGGAGTATGAAATCATTAAGCAGCCAAACTGAATTTGGTGCTGTTCGTAGAGGGTTTACGTCTATAAAAAGCGCTATATCTGAAACTTTTCCGACATTTTCTAAGTTTGCTTCAAGTGTGAGACATCCTATTCGTTCTTTAGCAAGTTTTTCTTTGTCGGCAAAAGGTACGGGAACTGCTGTAAATGGTGCAACTCTTTTAATCGGTAATGGCTTTAAAACAATGTCTCTTACAGCTGTTAAAGCTATAGGAAAACTAACACTGACCCTATTAAGTAATCCTATAACAGCAATTTTAGTAGCTATTACCACAACAGTTGTTGGAGCAATTCAGGCATGGAAATCAAATTTCATGAATGTGCAAGGCTTTGCTAAAAGTGCATTCAGTGGTATAGGACAATCAATAAAAAGTGTGATACCACATTTTAACAATGTCACGAAAACAGTAAAAAGCTTTGGTAATATCTTAAAGTGGTTAGGTACTGGCGCAATTGTTGGTGTCACTTTTGCTATAGCAGGTTTTGTAGATGGCTTACGTGCTATCGTTACTGTAGGAAAAACGGTAGTAAATGCAATAATGGCAATTTCAAACGGTGTAAAAGGACTTTGGAAACGATTAAAAGGCGATTCTAAAGGTGCTGATAAAGCATTTAAAGATATGAAGAAAAGCTTATCTGATATAGAAAAAGATTGGGATACAATGTTTTCTGATTCTGCTTTAAAAAAAGCTGCTAAAAGCACCGAAGAATTAGGTAAAAAGTCCAAAGACACTACGAAAGCAATTTCGTTAAATATGAAAGAAGCCTCTTCAAGTGTTGAAAATTATTCTTCAAAACTTGATGAAGCTAAACAGGCAATGACTGAACTTTTCTCACAGCAAAATGGTAGTACGGCTGGCGTAGAAACTTATTTCAAGAATACACTTGATTTAGTTACGAATTTAAAGGAACAACAGAAAAAGGCTGTTGAAACCTATAACAAGCAAATTGAAGCGGCAGAAGGAAAATCAGAAGCAGAGAAGCAAAAGATTTTTGCCAATGCTTCAAGCCAGTATATGAAAGCTGTTCAAACGAATAATAGTGATTTATTGAAGGTATATACTGATTATTCTAACCAATTGAAGAATAATAAAACAGTAGAGGGTCAAGAATTGACAGAACAGCAAAGAGCTACTTTGCAAAATCAAACGAATATTATTCGGGATCAATTATTACAACAGAACCAACAATTTGTTGAGGCTGGTATGAATAAGTTGGCTAATAAACAAGCATTAAGCGAGCAAGAAAAAGAACAAACTTTGACAAGCTTGCGAACGCTTGGGGAAATTCAAGCGCAACAAGTGCAAGAAAATAACGCCCAAATTCAGCAACTAGAAACACAAAAGAACCAAGCAAAAACGGAATCTGAAAAAGCAGCTTTCCAAAATCAAATTACACAATTACAAACGCAAAATGCTCAAATACGACAAAGTGAATTAGAGCAAGGAGCTCAACTTCTAGCGATTATTTCACAAAATGGTGCAAATAAAATTGCAGTGACAGCTGATAATTTAGCACAACTTAAAGGCGTTACAGACCAACAGCTTTTAGGCATTTATCAATCTTATGTAAATAATGGTGCTAGCATTGACCAACAAATGGCTTTATTGGCAGGAATGCTACGTCAACGAGGGATTGATGGCTCTAACGGACTAGTTCAGGGATTACAAAGTAATGATCCAACGAAGTGGGCGAATATGTCAAGAGCTGACATTGTGAATACTTTACAAGCGTTGCCTCCTGACTTATTTAGAAATGGTCAAGACGGAAAAAACCAGTTAATTGATGGATTAAACTCTGGGAAAACACAACTTAATAATGTTGGTAAAGAATTGATGTCTTCGATGAATAGTGGTCAATCTTCGCAAAAATCTAATTCTAAGAAAGCTGCCGCTGATAATAGTAGTGCAGCTGCTTCTGGAACAAGAAGTAAAAGTAATGAACATAAAAATGCTGGTAAAAGCAATGCTCAACAGACAAATGCTGGAACGAATTCTGAAAAAGGAAATGCGAAGAATTCTGGAAGTCAGCTAGGTGCGGCAACAATTCAAGGATATTTAACTCAGTTACCCCCTGCAAATAATGCTGGAAGGTCTTTAGGAAATGCGGTAAGTCAGGGTGCAGGTTCTGTAGATATGAGCCCTATAGGTTCAAATATGGCTAGAGGTGTTGCTTCTGGTATTCGTGCAAGTCAGGGCGAAGCAGTGGCTGCTATGCAAAATTTAGTAGCCGCCGTTAATGCAGAAGCACAGAAAAAAGCAAAAATTAAATCACCATCACGCCTATTGAAATATGATGTTGGTGTTTTCCTTGCACAAGGTGTAGCTGCAGGTATTCGAGAAGATACGTCGGTTGCCGTACAAAGTGCAAAAGATATGATTTCAAGTATTCATCAATCTATTACGGGTAGCCGTTTGCTGAAACGTTCAAATGCAATTGAGGTAAAACACTCTATAGATAATACGCCAATGGGAAAAATGGTAGAAATTTTAGAAGAAATACGACATTTAACTGTTGTGATGGATACTGGCCAAGTAGTGGGAGCGCTAGGTAGCCCAATGAATCTTAATTTAGCAGAACAACAAAAGCAAGATGGGAGGTATCGTAGTTGATTGAAATTGTAGAATATATGGCCAAAGGTCGTTTTAATAGCAAAGAACATGGTTTCTACATTATTGAACACGATGCTCCTTCAGCGGAAGAAGTGGAAATTATTGAACAGATCCCTTTCATGCAAGGTCAGTATGATTTTTCCATGCTTACAGGAGAACGAATTTTTAGTAATCGCATTGTCACTGTTACTTTTTGGCGACCTAATACGTCATACGAAGAACGAAAGGCATTAGAGGCGAAAGTAAAAGAAGAATTGATGATGGATGGAATTGATTACATTGATGATTCTTGGTTACGTTCAGGGCTTCGCTGGTATGGAAAATGCAAAAGTGTGAAAGCAGAAGATGACTCGTCAAGTAATTCATTAACGTTAACCGTAGAATTTGACGTGTATCCTTTTGCTTTAAGGGAAAATATTTCTTATTCCGATGTCTTTGACGATGACTATTTCACAGACGATAGCGCCGACAATTGGACAGGCTACTATATTCACGGAAAAAGAGAAATTTTTCTTATCAATATGGGAGCGAATGCTTCTAGTCCAACAATAAAGGCAACGTCTACAATGCAATTAACTACTGATGACGGAACAACAATAAAAGTTCCGAAAGGCGAATCGCAAGATTATTTCTTTAAATTAAAAAGAGGGACCAACCACTTAACTATTTATGGCGAAGGTCATATCTCTTTCTTTATGTCTAGTGAGGTGATGGTCTAATGTATCGAGTATTATTGTTTGATAATCCGAACAGAAAGAATCCAAAGATTGTTCATGAGCCATATAGTTATGGAGAGAAAATCAAAGATAGCGAAGTATATTTATCAATTAACGGATTAGGAATTTCTACTTTTGAATTTACCTTTAATATTAACAATAAATACTATCAAAAGATTGAGCCGATTATTCACTTTATCCAGATTGTTGATGTTACAAGAAATAAAGAAATTTTTTATGGTAGAGTTGCTAAAATCACGAATAAAATGGAAGCATCAGGAAGCTTTTCTCAAACTCTCTTAGCGGAGGATGAGAAAGCTTTTTTATATGATTCTGTTCAAACCTATATGAAACCAACACGGATGACTGTATCTGCTTATTTACAAAAAATACTCGATGCACACAATAAACAAGTTGAAGCGCATAAGCAGTTTCGGCTTGGTGAAGTGAATGTTGTAGATAATGGGGACTTGCTAAGAGGATTAGGCTATCAAAGTACAGCTGATACCATTAAAGAAAAATTGTTGGATAGGCTGGGCGGTACGTTAACACTTCGACGCGTTGGGAATATAAATTATTTAGATTATCTATCTAATTATGGTGTGAACAGTGAAACTCCTTTACAGTTAACCAAAAATCTAAAAAGTGCTACTCGAGATATTGATATTTCTGAATTGTTTACAAGGATTGTGCCCGTCGGTCAAGATATTGAAGATACGTCAAATACTGATATTGAAGTGGGAACAGATTTTTCACGACCTAAATACACCATCGAAAAAGTAAATGGCGGTAAGAATTACCTTGATGATGAAGCGTTAATCAAAAAATTTGGATTAAACACGGGCATTGTAGAATTTTCAAATGTCAAAGACCCATCAATTTTAAAACGTCGAGGGTTGCAATGGCTAAAAGACCAAAGCTTGATGTTGGTAACTTGGACAGTTGAAGCCATTGAGTTAGGGCTATTGGATAAACGATATGAATTAATCACTTTAGGAAACAGTTATAAAGTAGATAATCAATTTATTTATGCTGTAGAACGATTACAAGTGATTGAGAAAAAATTTAGTATTTTAGAACCGCAAAAGGTTACTTTGACTATTGGTTCGAAAAAGAAAAAACTGACCGATTATCAAAACGAAATAAAAGCTATTCAATCCAATTTAGTAAACGTAAAAAAATTTGCGACGGCAGGAGTTCAAAACATATCAGAGTTGATAAAAAGACAGGAAGAATTTGACAATGATTTATCTGTTCAAAGTAGTAAAGTTAGTTCTTTGGAAGACTTAACCAGTGAATTATCAACAACCGTGACAGAATCGACGGAAGCCTTTAAACAATTAGCAAGTGATTTAACAAATACAGTCGAATCTGTAGGTACTGCTCAAACTGATATGAAAAAGGCGTTAGACGATTTAATTAAGCGTGTAGAGAAATTAGAAAAATAAGAGAGGTGAGACGGTTGGCACAAGAATTTAAGGATACTCGACCAACAAATGAACCAAATACAACAGTTGATTATCAAGACCCGACCGATGTCGATGAGGTGCAAGATGAAATAAAAAACGGTGTGATTGATCCTATTTCTCAAACGTTCGCTTTGTGGATTCGAACAAAGATGTATCGACGACATGTTCGAGAATCTTTAGCTCGTATGATGGAGTATACCAGTGTTTTATTTAATAAAATAAAGGCTATTTCTGAAAATACAGAAAAACGCCAATCTAAAGTAGAACAACGTCAAACCAATTTAGAGGAACGTTTTAAAGATGTAATCGCAAATGCTACAACAGATAGCGAAGTTATCGATGCTCGAAGTAGTGAACGTTTGGGAAATTTTAAAACGCTAGATGAACGGCTAGAATATTTTGAAAATATCATTGCTTCTGTTATTCCAGTTGGTTTTGGTGTAACTATTGTTCACAATTTAGGAGCTCAACCCGTCGTTAATGTTCGTACTTGGACACACGGCATAGGTGTGCTGCCTTTAGGTACAGAACCAACAGGATTATTTGGCGGTAGTGCTTCTCAATCAATTCAATGTACGGTAAAACATGTGAATTCTTCTGAATGTATTGTGACTATTCCGCTAGATTATAAAACAGATTCTCTACCAGTAAAAATTGATGAGCATAAGTATTTGCTTATTGATGGTCAGAATAGCCGATCTATTGTATTTGACTTAATTTTATAAGAAAGGACGTTGTGAATATGGATTTAACTAGAATTTATAGAGGGATGGAGAACGGGGCAGAATCGATTGAAGAAAATTTCAATAAAATTGGTGCAGCCGTTGATAGCACCTCAAGAACTTTCCAAAAAATTACAAAAAAAGAACCTTTATGGACGGGCGCTTGGTATGGTGCGGCTGCAGGAAGTGGTCAAGTACCTTCTAAGTCTCTTTCACAGTGCGAGAATGGTTGGATTTTGCAATGGCAAGAATATACCAAAGAAGGAACTTTGAACGGCGCATGTTATCACTTTTTCGTTATTCCTAAACAACATGCACAAAATGCAGGTTCTAAAGGTGTTATTTTTCTTTTGCATGGGTATTACACTAATTTAGTGCGGAAGTATTTGTACATCACTGATACTAAAATTACTGGAAACGACTTGAATGCCTCTTCTAGTGATACGGCTGGTTCAGGCAGTAAAATGTTTGCACTAAGTGCAGTTTATGAATGGTAGGAGGAAAGAGAACATGAAAATTTGGATTGAT